CCAACATGACCTTGCAAAACTCACGGCTTGACCGCTTGTCCTTATTGCTGAATCCCGTGGCCCATGCGTACTTGTAGCGGACCTCCAGTACAGGCTCGGCAACTTCCTTGACATTCTTGGGAAGGTTTTGCTCGGCTATCTTGTCCACGGCCCTGCTGATTGGGTAGCGGTCCTTTGTGATTAGGTAAGCAACTCGCTTGGCGACCTTGGCTTTGCTGACCCCGAACTCCTTTGCCATTTCTTCAACCGATGCGTCCCGGTTCTTCTTGCGATACGCCTCAATCTTCTTGTCCAACTCTTTCTCTTCTTCGCCTAATTCGGCAAAGGCCAAGCGGATATTCTCATCGATGTTGGCATCGAACCGCATCGGCTTGGAGTGCATGACATGGTAATCGTCGGCATGGCATCCGAACTTACTTGCAACCACTTCCAAGACCTTGAACTCTTCGTCGCCCCATCCGTAGTCCTCGTCATCTTCTTCGCCCCAAGTCGGTTCGCTGAACTCTTGGGACTGAACACCCAGCATCGTATCAATCTCTTGGGCAGACAAACCGAACCCTGCTGACAACATGGTCCGAGCCATTTCCAGCGTGATTTTCTCCTGCATATACTGACGCACGATTCGCATCAGGTTTTGGTACTCACGGCCTGATAACTTCTTGATGTTGTCGTTGCTGGCAAGTTGCTCCACGGTTTGCGGTTGCTCGTCGGGTTGGGGGTTAGGTCCAACCACGTCGGCAGGTTTCTCCAAGGGTTGCAGACCTGCCTTTTCCCGAAGTTCGTCTTGGGTCATTATCTGCAACAGGGCCTGTTCGCTTAGTCGCTCGGTAATGGGTTCCACCGGGATCAGTTCCATACCCTCAACGCCATTAAAGGATCCCAAGTAGTTGATCATCCGCTCCACTTTGCGCACCCGGTCGTTGACGTAGGTCGCTTTGAATAGTTCGTAAGCCTCGACCAATTCGTTGCGTCCACCTAATTGGCCTTCGGTCTTGACTCCGAAAAGCATGGGGTTGGTTACACGGTGGGCAATGAATATCTCTTGCTGGATAGCCTTGTTCAATATCTCGAACTGCTTGTCCATGTCGCTCGGAGTGAGCGGTTCCAAAGTCGGAGCCTTGGCTGCATCGTCGTTGAAGGTTACAACGAAGCGACCAGCGTTGTCCGTACCGCTAAACTTGCGTTTGATTTGACGCTCGATGTCCCCCTGTTCTTCGGGTGTCGGGATCCCGTTGTTAAAGTTTATCAAGTAACCGCCCCAAAAGTTGTTGCGGAGGTTGTTGTTGTGGAAGTTAGCCACTTGCACATCTGCCTCAATCCAAGCGTTCCCCCCGATGTATTCTGGGAGCGGGTAGTGTTTCACGCCAGCAGCATAGACCCGATAGTAGAACAACTGCTTTCCGAGGCGATTCTCCGGGTCGAATGCAGGAATTTTCTCGATGTCCCCGACCTTCGGGAACAACTGCATCATGTCGTCGTTGTACCAGTCGGCGACTTGGAACATCTTCTCCTCCTTGTCCACCCGAATCTTCTCGAATGGAACGTGCTCCATCTTGGCGATGGTCCCAAGTTTGGACCAAGTAACCGCAACCGCAAAGCCGTTGAATAGTTCTAAGTCCAAGACCAGTTTCTCCGTGATGTCGTTCAGGTCCTCCGTGCTGGAAAGTCCGTCAAAGAACTTGATGAACCGGGCTTGTTGCTCTACGGTCAAGTCATCCCCTGCCTGCCATCCACCGCCCATGATATAGTTCACCTTGCCATTCACGATAGCGTTGTGCTTGCTGCTCCTGCGATAGTTGTCAAGCAGGTAGTAGGGGTATTCGTTGGCAAAGCCGTAGGTGATGTATTTGCCGGAACGGTTCTCCAGCATGACTGGAACCTTATGCTCTATCCCAAGCCATTGGGTAAAGTGTTGAGTAGATTTATTACTCATAGCGTATGAACTGTGAATGAAAGGGCTGAAATGGCAATACTTGCACCGCTATCGATTGCGTTGACGTAGATGGTGAACTCATCGTTGACCGCACCCGTAACGTAAGCCTCCGTATAAATCGCATGGCCGTTCGTGTGAGCCGTTGTGATGTCAGTCATTGACTGGTCAATCGTTGTGCCGTTCTTGGCGATGTAAACCTTGACTTGGTGGTTGTTGCCCTGCGCAAAGACCATGGACGCAGCGATGCGAAGGGCTGCACCCGTTGTGCCTGTGTAGGTGATGGCGGTGGTGGTCCTTGTGAAATTGTAGGTTGACAGTAAACCGCTTTTGAGCGGGGTTGTCAACTTAACGGCTTGCCCTTGCGTCGGGGTAAAGTTTTTGGTTTCGTCAAGGTAAAGGTTCGCAAAGCCCCGTTCCCGGTCAAGCGTTGCGGTGTCAGCAAGGTCGTCGAACAAGCCACCCACACGGGATGCGGTGTTCGCCCCGGCAGCGGTTTCGTTGGTTATCGTTAATGCACTCGCTTGGAGTTGGCTTCGTGTTTGTACGCTCATTATGCGAAAGTTGAGTCAAAGGTTAGGTCAAAGACACCCTCATCGGATGCCCCAAAGACGGTGTAAGTGATTGTGTTTGCGTAGGTATTGAAGCCTATCGTTGCGGTTTGTAGAAAAGCCAAGCCCGTTTCAACGACCGCCAAAGCAGCGGCAACCGTGCTATTGGTATCGTAAACTTCGTAACGATACGAGCCTGTTTCAAGCGACCCCACGGCAATCGAAAATTGGTCATAGCGGTTGGTATAGTTGGAAAGGTTTGCGGATTTCAGCAGGGTGTAGTCCGTCGTGGTGTTCTTGGCAATGCTGGTCAAACGCAAGATGTAGCGGTCGCCCGTGCTGGAACGCTCGGTCCAAGTAACCGTTAGGGTGTTGGTCGTGTCAGGGTTTAGGTAAAGCATCTGCTTGTAAATGTGCGATGCCCCCGAATTTCACAATTTGCGCCCAATCTGCCTGTATAGTTCGGCCCGCTTCTTGGCGGTTTCAGCCACGTTGAACTGCCTCTTGATGTCCCTCGTGAGGTTGTCAGCCAAGCCCTTACGAAGGTCGGGGTCAAGGATTAACTGCTTGATGTACTTGTACCAGTCCTTTGGTTTGTTGTAAGGCACGAGAAACCCGTTCTCTCCGTGTCGGATGACATCGGTGTAGGGGATGGTTTCGCTTGCGATGATGGCCTTGTTCATCCACCCTGCCTCGACGACCTTCAACTCGGACTTGAGTTTGTTGAACTTGGTGTCCCTCAAAGGTGCAAGGGTAACATTCACGAAGTTGTAGCCACCTACATACGAGTAAATATCCGCTGCTTGGATTCGTCCGTAGTTCGGGTTATTCCCTTGGTCGCTGATGATTTTCTCATAGCCTTCATAAACAGGATTGTTGTCGTTCCACCCTCCCAAATAGAGGCGGTACTTGCCATCCAAGTTTGCGTCCCAGCGTAACTTCTGCATCCCTTCCCGGAGCAGTTCCATGTCCTCGCCATGCTGCGCACCACCGAACCAACCGAACTTCACGAGGTGCTTGTCGGGTTCTTCCTCCGGGTTGGGGATGAACTGCTGATAGGCTTCGTAAGGCTCATTCTGCAAGATGCTCACATTCGCATTTAGAGGCCGTATGCGAGAGGCAAGATGCTCGGTGGTACAGGTAACCCAGTCAGCCAATTTAATGTGCTTACGGATAACGTCTGCGAGTTTGGTTTGGTGATAGTGGCGATACATAATGTGTCCCGATTCAAGCACCCAGTAGTCGTCCAAGTCAAGGATGACTTTGGCCCCGAATTGGGTCAGGGCTTTGTAAACATTTTCCACCTGCTCCATGGTTCCTTGGCACCAAAGCCGGCTGAAGAGGAACAGGTCAATCGACTTCAAGCCCTCGTCGCTGATGGTCGTGATATTCTCGACGCACACATAGTCGAACTCCGGGTAGTTATCGCCCAAGTATGCGTTCGGCATTTCAAGGCGGTAATAACTGCACCCGGTTGGATGAGCGTTGTAAACAATACAAATCTTCATGGGGTAAAAATAAGAAGGGCAGCCATTGCTGACTGCCCCTCTCAAACCTCAGATGATGAAAACCTAAGTCAAAGATACTACGAGCCGAGTATTTGTGCAGACGATGGTGCAAAGACTGTTGACGCAATCAGGAACATCGGGTCAGGCTCCATCCCGGTAAGCGTTAACTCGTATCCGCTGCGGTCCCCGAAGGCAGTACCAGTTCCAGCGGTTCCAGCGGTTGCCTCCAAGCCGTTTGCAGAACCCAGCAACCAGTAGCGGTTGTTGTTGTCTTGGACGATGACGATGACTCGGTTGCGGACCAGCAGACGGAGTTCGTTGCGGACTGCGACTTGCAGTTTGTTGATCGTGAATGTTACTTCGGGGGTGTAGTAGATTGAGCCATTCTCAATGCTTGCGTTCAAGGTTTCAGTCAAAGACGAAGTGGCCTTGGTCAAGTCATACTCGAAGAACCCACCCGAAGCGTAACCCGTGAAACCTGTTACCGCACCTGATAGGTTGGCATTGCAGGATCCTGTTGGGTTGAAGGATTGGACATAAATTGTTTTGATTCCACCTACGGAATCACGGCAGCCGAGGGCGTAGCCAGTAGTTAGGGAGCAGGACATATGTGTATTTGGGTTTTAAGTTTCAAGAGAACAAAAAAGCAGGGGGAGGTTTCCCTCCCCCCTACACATTAGGTCAAGCGGAAGTCAACAACCAAGTCGGGGTAAGCGATTTGGACACCTGCTTTGAAGGCTGCTTGGAAGCGGACTTCGTCGTTGTCTTTGCTGAACCAAATTGAGAACTGCTCCTCGTCGCTCAACAAGTCGGTTCCGTAGAACAAGTTGCCGAGGTAAGTTGAAACAATGCGGTTCGTGCCAGTCAAGCCGGGGACTGCGATTACACGGACATTCGTGCCGGGATACATGATGTCCCCGTCAGCAAGGCCAGCCAAGTCAACTTGGTTATACAGGACGTTAGCGGTTGATTTGAAAGCACCAAGCAACGTGCGGAAGTTGTCCCAACCACAGAAGATTACGAGGTCCGTCTTGGTCAAGATGGCCTGTGGAATTTGGTTGTAGATGCCGTCGAAGATGGCGATTGCGTTGCCTGTGGTGATACCAACGGAGGCCGATACCGCTCCTGTGTTACCACTGATTGTAGAACCTGATGCAGCGTTCAACAACTGGTTAACACCTGAAAAGTAGGTGTTGCCCTTCCAGATTGCATTCTCTAAAGCCTCTGCGATACGGAGAGCCTTCTGCTCGCTGAATGCCTGCTCGAAAGGAACGCCATCGTAGGTAGAGCCAGCGGTCAACTGGGTCTGCATCCAGTATTGTTCCAAGGAACGAGGACAAAGGGTTTCTTGAACCTTCATACGGCCAACGGTGATATTCCGCTGACTGAATGTAGTCGTACCTGAACTTGCGTAACCGCAAACATCTCCGCCTTGAATCAAGGCATCGGTGTCCATGAGGTTAAGGGCAGCAGCGAACTTGATGCCCACCTGCTTGGTGAACAGGGCTGCTGAACGGGCCGAGAACACGGCCTTGGTGATGAGAGGAAGCCTCTCTTGGTCGGTGTAGGCGTTTAGATTGCCAAAATTGTATGCCATGGTTAATGGGGGTTTAGGGGTTTAGTTTTTGGATTTGAGTGATTGAAGTGCTTGTGCGAGAGCGTTGAAGTTCTGCGAGGCTTGGGCCTTGCGTTGCTCGACGATTGCGGAACCGCTGGCCTTGGGGGCTTCGGCTGGGAGTTCGGAAACCTTCTCGACGATGTCGGCCATGGTTTCAACCTGCGATGCGAATGCGGACATCTTCTCCTTCATCTTTCCCATCTCGGCATAGGCTGCCTTGAGTTCTTCCATGATGGCTCCGAGGTGCTTGGCGACGATAGCCTCGACAACTTCGGGGGTCATGGCAGGATAGGCTTCTTTGATTTCCTCGGTAACCTCAACGGCTACTTCGGGGGTGATTTCAGCAGCAACGGGCAAGGCTTCGATTTCGGGGGTCGCTACTTCGGCAGCGATGACCTCGACGATTTTGCCTCCTTCGGTCTTGATAGTGCCAACACCCTCAACGACATGCTCGCCATCGGGGGCAGGTAACGTGCCGTCTTCGGCTACAACGTAAACGGCAGTCCCGGCAACGAGGTCCCCGTCAACACGGACAACCGTGCCGTCAACGAGTTTGTAGTCAGCGAAGGACTGCTTTTGGGTGCTGAATTTGCGGAGTTCAGTCCGCAGGGATTCGATTGCGTTTTTGAGATTCATAGTTAGTGGGATTTGTAGGTGGGGGTTAATTGTTGCAAAAAAGCGGTTAATTCGTCAGCAAGGCCAGCGAGTGCGACCTCCAGTTCGGATTCGGTTTTGTCCATTCCAAAAAGCCCTTCAACGGAGAAACCCCGGAACAGGTTGCGGTTGTCCCAAACTTCGTCGTTCTCGACTTTGAAGGAACCGAACCAAGAGCCGTCGGGGGTGTCCTCGTAGCCTTTGGGAGGCATCACGCCACGCTCGGAGTCGGTGATGTAACTCTCAAACATGAACACGCCATCCAGTTCAGCGTTGTGGTAAGCGTTGACGTTGTGCTGGTTGCCCTGCTTAAAATACTTTTGGACTATCTTGCGGATGGTGGCTTTGTCAAACACGACGTAGTACTCGCCATACGTTTCGTCCTTGCGAAAGATGGGGGTGTCTGCAAGCATGAGAGGCCCAGTCAGGACCCTCCGTTCGCCTGTTTCGGTGAATCGCTGCTTGGTTTTTGAGAATGCTTGGAATGGCCGTTCGATTGCCGGCATATCGGTCAGGGCCACGAATTGGACCCCTTCATCGACCTCGTCTACGGTCATTCGGTATATTGGCAGTTCCATAGTGGTAAATGTTTTTAGGCTCCAAGAGTTGCAAATTCCTCCAACCTCCGAACCCTGCGAGTGCTTTGGGTGATGTCCCGTTCCACCACATAGGCTCGCATCGGTGATGAGCCTTGGCCTTGGCCCATTGCAGCACCATCGGTTCCAAGCATCGTCATTTGCGGATTGGCGAAGATGGGGGGAGGTGCGGTTTCAGGTCCACCTCCACCGCTTGGCGTTGCAGAAGGAACGCCCGAGGATGTCGTCCTAAATTGCGTTTTGCTAATCGCAGCAACTCTTGCCAAACCAGCAGCAATCGCTATCCCTGCCGCAATCTTGGCTCGAATCGGAGCGGTAACGTCAGGCACGGACATTTGAGATTTGAACGCCCCTTGAGCAGCAGCGTAGGTGTCAATGATGGCTTGGGCAATCCCTGCTGCCTTGTTGACTTGAAACGCCTTCTTTTGCGAAGCCTCGGATTGACCTGCAAAGGCGGTTGCCAGTTCGCCTAATGATTGGAAGCCAGCCCTGCTAATATCTACGTTTGACTTGGTTATTTCTTCCTGAATCTGCTTCTCGTTATCTGCTCTTTTCTTAGCGATGTCATTTGTTACTTTTGCATGACGGACTCTCCTTGCCGCCTCTTCTCGCATTCCTTTTATTTGCAAATCCTCTTGCTCGGCCTGCCTGTCCAACTCCATTCCGTAGAGTTCAAGGTTGAGGTCTGCAACAAACTTGATAATAGCGTCATTCTCCGACTTTAGACGCTCTAATCGCTTTAGTGTCGCTTCTTTTTGCTTGCGGTCCCTTTCCTCTTCTTTTTTGATTTGTGCGTCCGTGTGCCTCTCGTATGCATCCCGGTAATTGGAGAGGGCTGCTTCTTCACGCATCAAAGCGTCCTCCCTCGCTTTCGCTGCGATGGCCGGGTCGGGTAAGTTCAGGAACCTGCGGACCGCTGCGGTGAGTTCGTCCCACTTGGCGATAAGTAGCCCTACGGCTGCAATGGCTGCACCGATACCCGTTGCAAGGAGGGCGATTCTAAACGCCTTCATCGCCCCGGTACTTGCCCCGACTGCGGTTGCGTAGAGGGCCTGCGCTGCTGCTTGGCCTTGGGTTATCAGGATGCTATCCTTGTTGAGCAGGTTGGCAACCTGCTGCACTCCAGTAGCGAGAGCCATGGCCCCTTGGACCTTGAGTAACGATTTCTGCAAGTCCTCGTTCTCGGAGCCGAACAACGCTGCTGCACCTTGGGCGATTTGGAACCCTGCCGTTATCCCCTGCACCGCTGAAACAACGGTGTCAATTCTTACGGTGTCGCTTGCAAGGGTCTTGATTCGCTGCGAGGTGTCCCCGATTTGGTCTTTGAGTTTTCCCGCTTCGGCCTCCATTTGCTTGAAAGCCTTCGTGCCTTCTTGCCCGGCCAAGGACATATCAATGAGCGTCTTTTGGAGTTCACGCAGACGCTGCTTCGCACTCGTCGTGCCTTGTGCGGTCGAGTCCTTGATTCCTACTTCGAGGACGATTTCTTTAGTTACTGCCATAGTTTTTTATTTGTCTGCCCATG